GAATTCCAAGGTTTACCAAAATGGCACCCGGATAGGCACTTAATTTGGGAACAATCCACAGGGCTTAAAGACAAAAACGGCATAGAGATATACGAGGGGGATATTATAAAAGCAAGGTGGCATAGAGCCAAAAATGCAAGGCTCGATACAAAAGGCGAAGTCAAGTTTGGGGATGGATGGTTTTATATTGATGATGACCCTGATGGTCAAGACAGATTGGGTGTGCCTATTCATAATTGTTACGACATTGAGGTTATCGGCAATATCCACGAGAACCCAGAGTTGCTAGGAGGTAAAGAATGATTGACTTTGGAGTAAACCTAACCTGGGCATTGGTTATATGTTTTATCGCATTGCTTGTATTCATCTATAACATGAAGAAAGGAGAAAAATAATGGGTAATGATCCATTTGTCAGTGTTGCAAAAATTAGTGTAGTTTTACTGGGGGCTTTGGTTTTACTGCTAGTCGTATCCGGGCATGTACATATAAACACCGGCGAGGATATTTATACCGGGTACATTTATTCTGCCCAGGATGGCATTGCCAAAACTGTTGGCCATTTACGCTTTTCGGAAAGTGCAGGCATGGACGAACAGCCTAGCTTTTGCGTTAACAAAGAGGACGGCTACCAGCTTAAGCAATTGGCCGGTAGCGGCAAAAAAGTACGTGTTACAAGGCCAGCCGGTTTTGCTATTGCTGCCCCGTGGGCATGTACTTTCCCGGCTAGTATTGAAATTTTGGAGGAAAAATAATGGGGTACCGTTTGGAAGTATGGCAAATGAAATATTCGGGCGACTGCGGCGGCAAGCTGTATGGCTACATTAGCTCTGAAGAGCTGCACAAATGTAAAAGCTGGCAGTGGCTAAGGGACAACGGCTATTTAAAGGAAGGCACTGAGGACAATTGGGATTACGATGACGAACACCGCTGCGTGCTAGACGGCGAGGACTTTAAAACGTTTATAAAGCTATACATTAAGGACTTTAATAAATACAGCCCTTACGGCAGTAAGCTGATATTGGACGATTTTAAAGCTTCGCTTGATCTAGCAAAAAAAGGCGAATTCCTGGTTATTGAATGGGGCTAAACAAAAACAAAAAGCAATAAAAATTTAGTATTTAGGAGGTATAGACATGGAGGTAAATATTGATATACCGGCACCATTTGCGGAGCTATTCCAGCCAACGCAAAAGTGGAGGCATTATTTGTACCATGGTGGCCGTTCGTCCGGCAAATCTACAACCGTGGCCATATTCCTGGTAACGTTGGCCACCAGTAAGCCTACCCGTATATTGTGCTGCCGTGAGGTGCAAAAATCCATTAGGGAATCCGTGCATAAATTGCTGTCGGACTGCATTAAAAAGTACAACCTACCCGGCTGGACCATTACAGATGAAACGCTGCGCAACCGCAATGGATCAGAATTCATTTTTAAGGGCTTGCATGGTAACGACCAGGACGTAAAATCAACCGAAGGCGTGGATATTTGTTGGGTTGAGGAAGCCCAGTCGGTGTCCATGCAAAGCATACAAGTGTTAAACCCTACTATACGTAAGCCAGGGTCCTTTTTAATTTGGACAATGAACCGCTTAACCGAGGAAGACCCGGTGTGGGTTTGGGTTACTAAGGAAAACGCTAGCAGGGCCTATGTTAAGCAGGTTAACAGTACCGATATTGAAGGGCTGCTATCCGGTGAAACCAGGCTGGACCGTGAGGAAATGCGTGTTAATAACCCGGAGCTATTTGAACACGTGTGGCTGGGCAAACCACTAACCGCCAATACTGGTTCGGTATTTGGCAAGCAGCTGGCAAAGGCACGTGAGGAAGGCCGTATTGGCACCGTAGCCTACGATGATAGCCTGGGCGTTTATACCGCATGGGACCTTGGCGTTGGGGACGCTACGGCCATTTGGTTTTTCCAGGTTACAAGTGGCGGCGAAATACATTTTATAGATCACTACGAAAGTGCTGGCGAAGACCTGGGCCACTATATTAGTGTGATCCAAAATAAGCCATACCAATACAATAAGCACTTTTTGCCACATGATGCCAACGCAAGGGAGCTGCAAACTGGTACAACCCGTGTAGACTTCTTTAATAACCGTGGTATTTACAACGTAGAAGTATTGCGGCCAACCCGGTTTACGCTAGGCCAGGACGATATTAGCTTGGTGGCCCGGCCTAAATTTAGCAAATGCTGGTTTGACGAAAAAAAGTGCGAACGTGGGCTGGAATGTTTACGGGCGTACCATTATGAGTACGATGATAAAAACCGCCTGCTAAAGGATAAACCGTGCCACGACTGGGCTAGCCACAGCTCCTCGGCATTTATATACGCACTAATGGCGGAAGCTGAAAATGTAGAGGTGCAAACTAAAATTAACTTTAAAACCTATACGCCGGAAGCGTTTAGGCAGACGCAAAAAACAGGCTTTTAAGGAGGTATATGAAACAGCCAAAAATAACAGTAATAATGCCAGTTTATAACTGCGAACTATGGGTTGATCATGCGCTAAACAGCATACCGGTGGCTGGCGATGTGCAGGTGGTAGTAGTTAATGACGGCTCCACGGACAATAGCTGGACCCGCATACTAACTTGGTACGATAACAATTACAACAAAATAAGCCCTAGCTCCGAAATAATAAATTGGCAGGAAAACAAAGGCGTAGCTAGCGCATTAAACCTTGGGTATAGCCGGGCCATTGGCGAATACGTAGTATTGCTTTCGGCCGATGATTGGTTTATTAAAGACTTTGAACAATTTAGGCCGCTGCTAAATGGCGAAAATGATTTGGTTTATTTTGACCTTGAAGTTAACGATGGCAGCGTTTGGCATGTAACGCCGGAAAATGAAAAGCTATACGTTGGGTCGGTAAAATTTATGCGCAGGGGGCTAATTGGCGATACACGTGTGCCGGATAAAAAATGGCATGAGGATGTAGGGTTTACAAAGGAGCTAATGACCAAGAACCCTAAAAAGGTGTTTACCGGTATTGTGCTAAAACACTATAATTTCCCACGTGAAGGCAGCCTTACGTGGCAGGCAACGCATAAGGACGCACAATGAGCTTTTTCCGCATAATAATACCAAATTACAATAACGGGCCTTGGCTAAAGCAATGTTTGAACAGTGTACTTAACCAAACATTTACCGACTGGGATTTGGTATTTGTGGACGATTGCTCAACGGATAAATCGGTAAAAATTGCTAAGGATCTAATTGGCAGCCGGGGCATAGTGCTGCCATTAAAAAGTAAGCGTTGGAATGGTGGCTCCCGCAATGCAGGCATGCAGCTATTTAAAGGCAGCGAATACACACTATTTTTGGACAGCGATGATTGGTTTATTTCGCCGGACGTGCTACAAAAGCTGCACGATTTTATAGTAGCCCAAGGCCACCCGGATTGCGTGCGCTTACCGTTTTCAACCGAGTATAACGGCGACCAGCACGTTACTATAATGCTAGACGACTGCAATGCGGCCCGGCTGGTTAGATCATTATTTGTGGCCTGCTGGACCATTTGCACCCGCACCGAAATAACGCAGCAATTTCCTGAAAATACGCTAATGGAAGACGCAGCCCGGCATATAAAGCAATGCGATGTTATTAGCTATCGGGTGCCGGTATTTGACCAGCCGGTAGTAATGCACAATAAAAACAATAAAAATTCCTGTTCGGCCGAACACAATATGGACGCACAGGGCGGCAAGTGGAAATCTAGTATGTACCGCTTTATGGCCGACTTACTAGATCTAAACTTAACGCACGAGTATTGCATAAAGCGCAGGGACGAAAAGGCGGCTAAGTGCCTGGCCGATATAAAGCAGGATAAATACATACAATGACGGAAAAAGTATATTGCCAACAAACCGGCAAAGTGGCCTACAAAAGTAAGCGTGCGGCATATAAGACCGCAGCGCATGTGGCTAAATATACACGGCAAGCGCAGCCTCGCAAAGTTTATAAATGTAAATATTGTGGCGATTACCATTTGTCCCACGCAAGTAGGCGTGCAGGTATTCGCAAATAAAAAAGGTGTGGTATAATGATATTAAATGGCGGTGCGTTAGGCTATCCGCAAATGGCTGAACGCAAACAATCTAGAAAAGACGCAAACTGCGAAAAGTGGTTACAAAAATTTACCGATTCGTGGACCTATGCGCAGCAAAACTACCACGAACGCTGGGAGCGTAACTGGAAATTGTATCATAACATACGTACTAAAGTATCACACCCTGGCGTGATACGCACTTTTGTGCCAATGGTAAATTCTACAATCAACACGATGGTGGCGGCACTATTTAATTCAAACCCGTCCGTCAAGTATTTACCAAACCATCCGGACCAGGAAGACGACACGGCTGTTTTAAATGAAATCTACGATGACTTCGCACGTAAAGACAACTGGGTGCAGAAGAACAAAGCCAACGGCAAGCAGGGCTTAATCACCGGTAATTATGCTTGCTATTATGAATGGAAAGACGACAAGGAAGGTGGCTACGTACATAAGGAAGTAGTGCCTATCCGTGATATGATTATTGATCCGCAAAGCCATTCCTACCGGGATTGGCGTTATGTAGGCCGCCGTTACTTTGCCTCGAAAAAGGCCCTTGAAAATGAAAAAATATGGGATTACGAAAAACAAAAGGAAGTTAAACGCTATAAAAATTTGGACGAGGTGGAGCCTAGCGGCAGCCTTACAGACTTTGAAAGCGATAAGGTTAAAAAGGACCAAATGCTTGGTGCTACGGCCCCAGGCGATAAGGACACCGTAGAATGCGTTGAAATTTGGACCCGATCTAAAGTAGTGGTAATTGCTAACCGCACCACCATTATTGAAGAACGTGAAAACCCTTATTACCGTTTGGAAAAAGCGCATTTTGAACGCCAAAAAGCCGAGTATGAATTGGAATTGTTGCAGTACCAAACCGACCTAGAAAATTGGAACGCAGACCGCCAAATGCAGCTAGTATTAACCGGCCAAGATATTGGCGAATACCAAGGCGAAAAGCCGGAATTTGACGCAGAATTTAATGAGGAACTTGCAGGCTTTTTGCCATTTGCACACGGCCGGGATTACGAAGATATTAGCCTTACCTATGGCGATTCCGATGTAGATATTATTGCGGACCAGCAGGAATTATTAAACGATCTAACCGAGCTTAACGTTGAAAGCGTATTGTACCAGCTATTCCCGGAAAAATGCCTAGACCCTAGGTACGCCAACTGGGCTAACGACCTTGATCCTGCGCCGGGTAAGGTTTATACATTGCCGCAAGGCGCACTAACATGGAATAACCCACCACAGGTGCCTACTAACGCATTTAACGAACGCCTAAACATTAAGGCGGAAATGCGTGAAGCCGTAGCTGTTTCCGAAGTTAATAAGGGCGTGTCCATGACCGATAAAACTACGGCCACGGAAATTAAAGCCCAAATGGGCCAGGCCGACCAGCGCATTACCGAAAAAGCCCAAACGCTTGCTAATGACTTCTTTTTCCAGGAAGCTACCATTGTTTTCAAAATGTTGCAGCTTTATGCACCGGAAGGCCTATACGTACGTACGGTTACCGATGCCGGCGTAACGTTTGAAGAAGTGGACATGAGCCGCTTTGTAGGCGATTACACACCAATGGTAACTTTGGATATTCAAAAGAAGTACGAGGAAGCCCAGCAGCAGGAAGCTTACCTAAGTGCCTATCAAATGATCATACAGGACCCGACAAATAACCTACAAGCTGCTAAGCAAATCCTTTACAAGAAAATTATGCCGGCACTTACGGCCGAAGAAATTGAACAGATTATTACGCCTGCCGACCAGGGCGCACCAATGCAAATGGGCGGTAGTGTACCTATGAATGAATTACCAACGCAAGGCATGGCCAATGCGCCGGCGGAAATGCCACAGGAGATAGCACCGTATGGACAATACCTATGATGAAGCATGGGACAAAGCGCAGTTAGCTGAATGGGCCAAGTTTTGGAATACTGATCTTGGCCAGGCTTACTTGGCTAAATTAAGAAGGCTAAAGGAATCGCACACTAACAGTGCGCTTACCCAGGACACGGCCGAAAAGGTTATGGGCATGGCTGGTCGTGCAGCAGGTATTGGTTTGGTAATTGACGATATTGAAACCGGCATTTTGGCCGCACACGAAGCTAGCAAAAAGGAGGATACCGCAGCAGTACAAAAATGATCTACTAGGGTTGTAAGTAGCCACCAACCCAGCTTCTCGCAGCATATAATTAAAGCATTTGATGTGCCGCACCACCATTTATAAGAGGAGCTGGACTGGTGGGGGTAACCCCACAGCGAATCATTAACATATAAAGGAGATAATTGTTTATGGTAGAAACTGTAAACGAACCCGTTTTGTTTGAGGAGTCAGATTTTGCGGATGACCAAACCCCAAACGAAGCCAGTCCAGCAGTCGAGGAAGCCAAAGAACAGCCCACTAGCCAAGAAGAGGCTACTACACCAACGGCAGACCCGACAAATAATAACGCAAACGAGCCTGAAGCCGGCGATGAAATAGAACAATTCTTGGCGAAAAAAGGTGTTAAATTAGACGACCCGGATGCCCTCCGCAAAGTCGCCGAAATGTACCGCAACGTGGAAAAGGATTACGGCAAAAAGGCGCAGGAAAAGGCGCAGCTAGAACGGCAAATTGCTGATTTAAGTAGGCAACCCGAACCGGCCGGCACCCCACTACAACGCATAGCTAACATTGAACGCCAGCTGCAAGCCGAAAGGCAAATACAAGCTGCACGTGAATGGAAAGCAGCCAAAAACCTATCACCGGAAGTCGAGCAAAAAATGGTGGATTATTTGGCGCAGCCACTTATTGCAAATGGCGTACGACAAATGACCCCGGAAGGCAAACCGCTAACAAAATACTTTTTGCTAGAACAGGGCGTGCTTTCGCTTGACGAGGTTTATAATTCCGTAGGTGGCGATAGCTTTAAAGCTGATGCAATTAAACAGGAATTAAAAACCGCTATGCAAAATGAAATCGCAGCCAAACAGGCCCCAAAAGGTGGCCCATCTGCGGCTACGAATTCAACACAGTTTACCCAGCCTAAACAGGCGGACGATGAATTCTTGGCAGGTTTGTTTGGTTAATACAATTTAACCTTTAAACCCTTTTAGGAGGATTATTATGACTGTAAATTTGGCCGAGAAATATTCCGGCGCATTGGATCAGATTTGGACCCATGGTTCATATACTGATAACTGGATTAACAAAAAGTACGATTTTGATGGCGTTGAAACTGTTAAGGTTTACACCGTTACAACCGTAGCCCCAACCGATTATTCCCGCACTTCAACCGGCGACCGCTTTGGTGGCAATGCCGAGCTCCAGGACACAATTGCAACCTACACCCTTACCAAAGACAAGGGCTTCAAGATTGCTATTGACCGTGGCAACTTCGAGCAGGGCATGCGTGCCAAAAAAGCTGGCGAAGTAATGAAGTACGAAATGAATGAGCAGATCATTCCACTTATTGATAAGGACCGCCTTGCAACCGCTGCTGCTGGTGCTATTGCTGTTGGCCAAACCGTTACGGCTTCAACCGATGCTTATGAAGACACGCTTGATCTTGGTGTCTACCTTGATGAAGCTGTCTGCCCACTCGAAGGCCGTGCGCTTTTCGCTACCCCAGCATTTTACAAGGGCATTAAACTTGCAATTGTAAAGGAAGTAGAAGCTAGCGAATACAACGGCAAACTTCTTGGCAAGGGCTTTGTTGGCACCCTCGATGGCGTGCCAGTAATCAAGGTGCCTACAACCTACTTCCCAGCAGGTGTTAAGGCTATCCTTGTCCACCGTGACGCTTTGCTTGGCGCACGCCAGCTTACCGAAACCCGCATTAAGACCGATTCTGAATTTGTTTCCGGCGCATTACTACTTGGCCGCTTCATTTTCGGATCATTTATCCTTAATGCAAAGAAAAAAGGCGTTGCCGCTGTTGTAGATGGCAGCTCCCAAAGCTCCTAGTTTGACCTTTAGGCCAATACGAGGTATAGTCTAGACAGCCCCTGTCGGGCCGATGTCTAGACAACAGAAAACCGCTTGCATGCAGCGGTTTTTTGGTATAATTAAATTGCCTAGGCGGCCAAGGGCGGCGTTAGCTTCGGGCTAGAATTAGACCGCCCGTTAGGCCCGGATTGTGCTATAATATATATAGCAATAAGTAACACACAACTACTAATTTGCTACAAAGATATATTTACAGGAAACCACCCAAAAAAGGTGGTTTTTTGCTGGCAAAAATAGAGGTAAAATAACCATAAAAGTATTGACAAAATAAGCACTTTGTGCTATAATTAAAGTATTAACAATTAATCATCGAAAGGGAATATAAGATGAGTAAAAGAATTTATGCCGTCTGGGTAACCGGCGGTAAGGACGAGAAGTCCGAATGGGGCCAGGTAAGCTCCGAAGCCTACCAGTACGCTGCGAAGCTCGCAAAGGCTGGCTATTGGGACGTAAAGAAAGGAGACAAGTAATGTTAACAGTAACTTTAATTGCCACGATCATACACATGAATATGGGCTTTGAATTGCCGGAGGCGTTTTGGCGTGGCCTAGGATCTGCGGCCATTTGTGCCGCCGCAGGCCTAGCACTATATTTAGTAATTATAATTATTGGTGGTATTTATTATACCATCAAGGAAAAGCTACAATAAATTTGAAAAGGAGTAATTATGGAAAAAACGACAACCAGTAAAAACTATAAAATGACCCAAAAGCAGGCCATTGCATTAGTAAATGAACAGATTAGCGATTACCGCACACAGCTAGAAGCAATTACATTGCTACCGGATGACGCTGAGCCGCACCCAGTAATGGTTGAAGGCGAAACTGAAAAGGGCTATTATGTGCAGCTAATGGTGGACCCACGCATACCTGCTAGGATCATGTTGCAATTTGACTACCCAATGTATGCTGTACTTGGCGAGGATGCACCACAGGAAATGTGGAACCGCTTGGGCTTGGTATTTGGTATTGCAACTGTTACTAGCGTAGATTTATAAAAATGTGATACAATTATATTGCCCCGTCTGGGGCTTTCCCAGGCCGCTTGGCTCACGCCGGCGGCCTTTTATGGTATAATAGAATTGCTTACTGTGGGATGTAAGCTTCCTGGCCGGCGGGCAGAGGACCGGCAGTCCTTATAACCGTAGGACTGAGCCCACAACGGTAGTCCCTAGGTACGTACTGGGGCAAGAACCTCTTCGGGGGTTCTTTTTGTGGTATAATAGTGGTGGAGGCTGTTGCGGTTTTCGCCGCTTGTATCTATGAAGCAAAGTAACGCCCTTAGGGGTGTTATTTTGTGCTATAATAAAGCTATATTCAATTTCCAAAGAATATATCCAAAAATGACCAAAAAACCGTTACCAATTGCGAGGCGGTTTTTTGGTGGTAAAATGGTTATTGAAAGGGGGTGCAGCTTATGTCGACTAAACTGGACGTTTTTATTACAATACCGGGCCAGGTGGATAGCCAGGCTTTGTACGATGAAGTAAAACGCTATAAATTTAATGTTTCTAATTTGGTCGTCAAGACATACGTGTATGGCACAATTGATGTGCGTGAGCCCTGGATCGAGTTTGTATTGCAGGCATGCTACAAATATAGCCCTACTGGTACAGTGGATGTAAGTGCCACACGCAAAAAGGAATGAAGGAGGCCCTCCCCATTTAATATGGGGAGGCTTTTTGTGGTATAATTAAATCAAATGGCGGTGCGATAGGATACCTATCATGCCAAAGCGTAAAAAACGAACTTGTGGGGGGAAATAATGGCTGGTGGCTTACGTCCAGTTACTATTGCGCCAATAAACCGGGGCTGCGTTAATAAAGTTATTTTTGAATTTAAAGACGAGGCCGGCAACTGGATTAATAAAACCGGTAAAACACTATACTTAACGGCCAAAACAAAGCCATGGGATGATGTGGGCGATGATAGTACGGCCGTATTTAAAAAGACCACTACCACCAGTGCTAGTGAACCAGGCCGGGCGGTATTTACACTAACCCCGGATGATAGCTACCTTGATCCTACGCAGGAGTATTTTTGCGATGTGGTAGAAGTGGACACGGCTACGGGCCTAAACCCTAACCGGCTTTTTATTGGTAGCTTTTTTGTAATTGGTGGTGCTAATAATGAACAAGCAGGAGGCAATAATGGATAATTTACCAAACCCGGCAAGCAGGAAAGAAACCTACCTTGCCAAGGCGGCTGGCATGGCTGTGGACACACTGCCTACACCGGCAAGCCGTGAAGAAGAATACCTAAACGCAATCGCTACAAGTGGTGGCGGTGGCGGCGGTACTTCAAATTTTAACCAGCTAACTAACCGGCCAAAGTATAACAATGCCGCTATGACGGGCGATACTAACATTCCGCTAGTACCAACCGTATCGCAGTCAACTGGTTCATCTACTACCGCAGTTATGAGCCAAAAAGCGGTTACTGATATTATTGGAAATGTGGAAACTGCATTGCACACCATTAACAATGGGGAGGAGTAATTATGTCTATCGCAAGTGAAATTACAGCCCTACAAACCAACCTCACGGCAGCTAACAATGCCGTGACTACCAAAGGTGGTACAGCAAGCACAACTGGCTTGAGTGGGCTAGCCACAGCCATTGGCACAATCCCTACTGGTGGTGCAGATTATGGGTCGGTGGAATGGGTTACAAGTGTTACTACAAGCGTAGCCAAGGTCGGCTTTTATGGTAGCTCGACTGGCAACTTCGGCATTAACGCTTATACTACCATAAATAACTGGGTAGCCAGCGTAGGCTTTGCCAATTATGGTGTTTATGTAATTGAAATTGACTATGATACATCAACATCAACCTGGAGCTACAAAGACCCAGCTACTGGCACAAAAACAAATGTGGTGCTTGCAGATATTGGTCTTTACGAGAGCGGTCTCGAACCTGGCGCACATATTCTTATTTTCGTTAGCGCAACTCCTGACCTTGCTACGCTACATTCCGCTGCGTTTACTGCTGCCTCGGATGTAAATGCGTTATGTTACGACAACACCAAGACTGCATATACACTTGCCGATGGAACTTCAATCCCACACGGTAAGGTATTAAGCGCAAGGGTTGGTACAGATTTTACTGGTAACATTGGTAACTACTTCCTTTATGATGAGCCGACACTTGCCGATATTGTGCTAGCCTCTACTTCAATTAGTGCTATTGGTGACTACTTCCTAGCAAATTGTGCAGGGTTTGATTCGCACATAGTAATCCCAACTGGCGTGGTGTCCATTGGTAACCACTTCCTAGAGGATTGCGGTATGTTCAATAATACGATTGACATTCCTGCAACGGTTACTTCCCTAGGCACTTACTTTATAAATAATTGCGTAAGTTATGCACAGCTACCAGTATTTCCGACAGGTGTCACAAAAGTGCCAGATAATTATATGAATGGTCTAGTGAACTATAAGCCAACGATTAACGCTGGTTCTTCAACTGCTTGGATTACAATACCAAACCATATTACCGAAATTGGTGACGATTTTATGGCAGACTGCTTTGGTAATATCACATTAATCTACTTCCCAACAAACCTAACTAAAATTGGTGAGGGCTTCCTGGCTAACTTTGCAGGTTTTTCAAATACCATCAACATCGGTTCTATGAATAGCCTAACATCTATTGGCGCAGGCTTCCTTTACAACTGTGAACGCTTCCGCTCAAATGTAAATGTCGGTACTAAATCCACGGATATAATCCAGCTACCAAAAGCAGGTTCAAAGTACGGCTCTGGCAACCACGATTACTTCCTATCTGCAAAGGTCAATAATGTGCAACAGTACACAACGGGTGTCGGCATTCAAGGCACTAACGCCGCCACATGGAAGGCCTTTTTGCCTAACATTACCGATGGCGGCACTTCGGGTGTCACCTGGAGGAAACTAAACTAATGGACATTGGCGTATCGCTAGTAGTAGGCTTACTCGGTGGGGGTAGCTTACTAGGCTTTGCACAATTTCTAATTTCCCGCCATGATAGCAAAAATGACCGCTACAAGGCGCAATTAGATCGCATTGAAAAAAAGGTAGATAACGCCACCGAAAAAGCAAACAGGACGGAGCTGGCCCAAACCCGGCTCCAGCTGTTTTTCCTTATGATCATGCAGCCACAAAACCGGGACACCATTTTAAAAACCGCCCAACGCTACTTTATGGAGCTTGACGGCAATGGTGAAGCCTGGGATGCCTTTGTGCATTGGGCCAGCGTTAATAAGGTAAACATAGATTACTATAAGGAAAAAATGAAAGGAGTTAACCATGGCAAATAGCGTTATTAGCGTGGTGCAGTCGGGTGAACAGATAATTGCTACG